AAGATCTGCCGCATCTGCCTGAAGCTGCTGGTGGAGTTTGCCGAAGAGGACTTGACACAGCCGTCCTAGGCGGCTTCCCCTGGGTGGCTCCTCCTCCACCCAGGGGAGTATCCACCCTGCATAAAACATATTCACACCACAAGTTGTGCTTTAGGGGTTGACGGCTGCTTGCCGTTGAGCGTATGCTGCTCCTGCCAGTGAGGAATGAGCCATTCGGCTCTGCTGGTACAGGAGGTCAAGGTGAAGAGGAAGCCACAAGCGTTCAGCGTTCTGAGGAACGGCGAGTACACGCGGTACTACGATCCGCGCACACCGGACAATCGCAATCGACCGAAGTCGGACTTCGCAGGGATGCGTGAATACACCGAGATGCCAAGCATCCCTGAGATCGCAGCGTATGTGATCTTTGTTGCATCGATCATCGTCGTGTTGGTCGTGGGCGGTGTGCTGTGAAAGTCAACCGAAAGACCACGCCGAAGATGGTCGTGCGTCCGCACTTCGCAACCGAGTTTGAGCGCCTAGAGCGAGAGGCTCACAATCGTCAGCGATTCAGCTATACGGTTGCCGTGATGGCAGTCTGGGTACTGGCCGTACTCGTTTGGAAGTTGGTCTCACGATGAGGTGCGCCTACTGCAAAGGTCCAGTCAAGAGCAAGTCAACACAGAAGCGCGATCAGATCTGCGGCGTCTGCTGGGCGCTGTTGATCCAGATCGCTAAGAGCCAGCCAGTTTTTGGGAGGACACAATGAGCAAGAGGTTTGAGTTTGTATCCGCACCGCAGCGGAGTCCAGAGTGGTTCGAGATGCGGAAGGGCGGCATCACCGCCACCGGTATCACCGCCATCAACGGCTCGTCGCCGTACAAGACCGCCTACCGACTCTGGGCAGAGTTGACAGGTCAGGTCGGTGAGCAGGAAGTCGGAGCGGCCGCACAGCGCGGTCAACTGCTAGAGCAAGCAGTCGCCGACTACTACACCGCCGAGACTGGCAAGAAGCTGCGAAAGAGCAACGGCATCGTTCGCCTGAAGGAACACCCTTGGGCGATGGCATCGTTGGACCGCACCATCGTTGGCGACACCGACGGTCTCGTAGAGATCAAGACCTCAACGAGCAATCGCTGGCAGTTGTATCCAGTGCCACCTGAGTATGTGGATCAGGTGCAGTGGCAGATGTTCATCACTGGCGCGTCGTACTGCGATGTGGCTGTGCTGCTCTCTGGCTTGGTCTTTCGCATTGAGCGCGTGGAGGCTGACCCTGTCTACCAGACGCAACTGTTCGACAAGGCCGTCCTGTTCCGCGAGTTGGTGCAGTCCAAGACTCCGCCACCTCTGACCGGCAACGACAGCGACACGCTCGCTGAAGTCAAGCCGCAGAGCAACAACACCTACGCCGTGGCTGATCCGCAGCTGGATCACATCGCGCGCCTCTACATCGAAGCGAAGGTGGAGGCAGAGGCTGCCGATGCCGCTTTGAAGGAGATGGCAATCGCCATCAAGGAAGCCATCGGCGATGGCGAAGGAGTCAAGGGTCAGGGATGGCTTGCCACCTGGAAGACCAACAAGAGCAGCGTCAAGGTGGACTGGGAGAGCATCGCAGATGTCCTGCGAACGGTTGCTCCAGACACCTACGGTGAAGCCATCAAGCGCTTCACCTCAGAGAAGCCAGGGGCGCGAGTATTCCGCGTCTTTGGGAAGGAGGATCAAGCGTGATCGAAGTAGAACTCACCACCGCGATCAAGGTCAGGGCTGAAGAGATGTTCAAGCAGGCGCAGTCCAGCAGCGCGCTGCGCTTCCGAAAGGAGAAGGCGGACGGCAACACCACTTGGACTGGCGTGCTAGGTCAGGCCGTGTTTGAGGCGGTACTCAGCGAGCGCAAGATGCCGTTCATCCCAGTGGACCTCACGACACACGACTATGTGGTCTGCGGTCTGAAAGTCGATGTCAAGACAAAGGCGTGGAGCCGACCGGCAGGTGACGATGTTGAGGTCAGCGTCTTTGACTACATCCGAGACCACCAAGCGGTGGACTACTACGCCTTCGTTCACTTGCAGCTCGCGCCTGGAGAGGACCGCAATGGGCCACCCCACGCCGATAAGTACCAGCGTGCGTGGCTGCTCGGAGTGATGGATAAGAGCCAGTATCTCTATCTGGCATATGAAGTGAAGGAGGGAACCGTATTCGAGAGCGGACATATTGCAAAGGCGAGTTCATTGAATCTGGTAGCCGAGCAGTTGCTACCTGTAGAGACCATTGGAGGAGCAGAGAATGACTAAGCAAATCGCAGCGGCACTGGCCGCACCGTTCACCGGCACGGATCTGAAGCAGCGCCCAGGGCGCGGCGGAATGACCTTCACCTACGCAGATGCACGAGCCGTAGCTCAGCGCCTAGACGATGTCTTGGGCTTGGCTGGCTGGCAGTTTGAGGTCAAGGTCGCCGACCTTCAGCGCTTCGTGGTACACGGCACCTTGATCGCCGTGATCGATGGGGTGACCACCGTCCGACAGGACTTTGGCTATCCCAACAGCGCGCAGGATGACGAGCCACTCAAGTCAGCAGCCAGTGACGCTTTGCGCCGCTGTGCAGCCCAGATTGGGGTGGGGCGGTCTCTTTATGCGTCAGGCACAGGAGCGAGCCTCTCCGTGGCTCCTAGACCCCTCTCCGTTGATTCTGTGAGGGTATCTCAGCCGTCGGTTGCAACGAACGATCCAGTCGTAGCAGCGGCAATGCTCTTCGCAGAGGGCGAATGCCCAGACCACCGCACCGCTTGGTCGTTCAAGCCTGCCGGTGTCAGCAAGGCTGGCAAGCCGTACAGCGCGTTCTACGCCTGCTCTGGCAAGTCGAACGGCACCTTCTGCCAGAGGAAGCCGAGCATCGCCTGGACCAATGCGCAGGTGCGCGATGAGGGTGAGGCAATGCTTGCCGCCAAGGCGAAGGGGCTGCACGATGGCAACCCTGCGCTAGAGACAGCGCTTGAGGACCTGCCGTTCTAGGTTGAGCGGCATCATCTACGGCTGGGAGAGACTGGTGACCTCCACCTCTCCCAGCCACCAACATAGGAGGGCTATGTGCAAACAGATGTTGTAGGAAGTTCTTGGTCGTGCGTGAGTGTTCTCCCAAAAATGCAACACGACAAATGCGAGTCAGCGATTACGCAGCTATATCGGTTCTACTCGCAGAATGGCACTTTGCTTTATGTCGGAATCAGCCTAAGCGCCATTAGTCGATACGGTCATCACAAACTCAATGGTGATTGGTGGCTGCAGGTCAGCAGGATGGAGTTAGTCAACTATCCAAGTCGTAAAACGGCAGAGAAGGCCGAGACAGCCGCCATAGTCAACGAGCGACCATTGTTCAATAAGAATCACTCAACATTCAAGAGTGAAGAAGAGCGCAATATGGCTATCGACGATGCTGCCAGAATCGGTAGAGGATTGAGGATTCCGGCTGAGACACAAAAACTTGAATACGAGATTGTAGAAGTCTTGGCAGCGCGGAATCTTGAAAAGCAAATGCTTATTGATGAGATAACAGAGTATGGGGAATTAGGAGATTGCCCAGAAGGTTGGCTCAGCTACGCAAAATCAAAAGAGTTTCAGGTTGATTCCTGGGAGGCTCTTGATCAAATGAATGCCTATGACTTGCAGCAGCTTCTATTTGAGTTAGAAGATGTCGCCTGCAAATGGCTTCAACAAACCGGAGAAGAGGATTGGCGTTAGCCAAGAGGAGGACGAGATGAGCCTATGGGTCAAGTGGGATGTGAACAGCCACAAGGATGACAAGATCGCAGCGCTGACTGACACGCAGTTCCGCGCCTTCATCACGCTCATCGCCGAGGTGAAGACGCTGCGATCCGGTGGGGTCTACAAGAATCGCAAACACGCCAAGTCAGTCATCGGCTCACGGCTCGGAAGGGCTGTGGATAAGTTGATCCAGGTGGGCCTTCTGACTGAATCTGGAGACGGTGTCGTGGCAGTGTCGAACTACTCTCGCTATCAAGTCGACCCAACATCGACCTCGCGTGGGCAAAGTTGGCGAGCACGAAAAGGTGGGGAGATAACGGTACCAGAGCAGAGCAGAGCAGAGCAGAGCAGAATCTCTCCCTTACCCTCTCTTAGACGACACGGAAAGAGCAGGCTCTTGCCTCTTGGAGAGATCCTTGGAGTGAAGAAGAATGCGTAAGCAAGAGGAGCCAAGCAAGCGAGCGCTTGCAACGAGAGCCTGGAGGGAGAAAGAGACTGAGGACCAACGAGCTGTGAGGGTGTTGCGGTACACGCTCTACAACCATCGGATGACGATGGAGCAGTACACGGCCTTACGGCTGGCACAGGCTGATCGATGTGGAGCGTGCAAGGAGCCACTCCGCTTTGGCGAGACTAGGGCAGTGACCGTGGATCACGATCCGCGCTGCTGCACCTACGAGACACTCAGTACCGGCAGGACAAAGGGAGTGCCGATCTCGTGTGGCAAGTGTGTCAGGGCGCTGCTTTGCTCACCGTGCAACCGAGCCATCGGATTCTTTGAGCGCTACCCACAGCGCGTTCATATGTGGATCGACTATCTCAGGAGGGTGAACCGATGAACATTGCATTCGTAGGACCACAGGGTTCAGGTAAGTCAACACTCGCAGGGATGCTAGAGCATCGGCGTGTGCATCCCTACACGGTGCTGCCAATCGCAGAAGCGATCCGCACCGTGGCAACGCTCAGCTACGGAGAGGACTTTGACAAGAGCAAGCAGTACAGCCAGCGAAGGATGGGGCTGGACATTGAGGTCTCCGGCCGTGAGATCCTCCAGGACATTGGCGCGCAGCTGCGCGATATCGATGCGTCGTTCTGGATCAGGGCGTGGCACGCCGAGTACCTGAAGATCAAGAGCGCCAACCGACTTGTCGCGGTAGACGATGTGCGGTTACCGCTAGAGGCGCACTACCTACGGCACCACATCCCAGGCATCGTGATCGTCAGGGTGTATGCGACAGCAGAGGCTCGGACACAGCGCCGTGGCGTGCTCCAAGGGGTCAGCGATGTGACCGAGTTTGGCTACCTTCAGACCGAGTACGACTTGCAGATCGACACAACAGACTTGACAGCGGACCAGTCCTACGCGATCCTTCGTAAGCATATGGTGAATAACGGTCTTTGGCAGTCATCCTATGAGGAGGAATCGTGAGTAGTGCTGACCTCAACGCCCTAGAGACGCGAGCTGCGTCGCTCGGCTACCATTACGACGGCCTAGTGCGCGTTGAACATCCATTCGCTGAGGGCAACCAAGTCACTTGGACTATCGTCCTGCGCGATGCAGACGACACCGAGTTGACCTTCCAAGCGCCAACCATTGAGGGAGCCATTGAGGTGGCAACCGACCGGATGGCGTTCCTGTCTGGGATGGTGGACCTGTGAGCGGCTTTGACTGGGTCGGCGTCACGCTAATCGTCATCAATGCCTGTCTCTTCTTGGTGGTCTTCGCTAGTCTGCCGTTGAGCATCAAGCGCGGTATTGGCGTGGTCCCATCGTTCATCTACCTACTCACCACGGCCGCAACCTTGGTGTGGATTGTGAGGGCCCTCCAATGGCAGGCGTAAAGGCAAAGCGCAATGGCGCGGCGAAGGCACCGGTCTGGACGGTTACTGAATGCACCGAGTGCGGCAAGCTCATCGACTACACCGATCCTAAGCGGATTGTCTTCCCAGCGCAGAGAGTCTTGGTCATCGCAGAGAGCCGACGCTTTGAGTGGCGGCACAAGGCCTGCGTCAAGTGATCAAGGTGCAGATCCTTTGCGACGAGCTCGACGATGGAATCCACTGCGTTCAGGAAGGCGCAGACGCTTGGTGCCTAGATCCGAAGATCGGCAGGCAGTTCGCCAAGTTGAGCATCCGCTATGCTGATGCAGCTGCACCGGACGGCTGGTTCTTTCTCAATGAACACATCTTCAACCGGAAGACCATTGCAGACTTGCTGAAGGCAGGTCACCTAGAAGTAGATCAGTCAGCCTTCACCCTCTCGGATGGTGGTCAGGCTCGACTGGGAAGGTTGGTACGCAAATGAGCCAGATGTCTGACCTAGACATTGACGAGCAGAACAAGAACAAGGCGAAGCGCGGCAAGCGCGCACGCAACAAGGGCAACGCCTTTGAGCGAGAGGTCGCCGAGAAGATTGGCGGCGTTCGAGTGGGGCAGTTCGGCGGTAAGATCGATGTGCAGTCCGACTGGATCGCCATCCAGTGCAAGGTGGGCAATGGCTCCTACTCAGAGCGCTACGACGGTTGGTTGCGATCCGTACTCGGTAACTCCAGCCAGATCAGCGCACTCGTGGTAGGCGACGCGCCTGGACCTGGTACCAAGCGCCGCTCGATGATCATCCTTGACTTTGAGGACTTCATCGACCTACTGGACACCAGCAGCTGACAGCGCTCCTGCTGGCTCTGGCGCTGCTCACCGGCAGCACTGGACCAGACCTCACGCCACACGGCGTGCCGACACACGGTGTCGCCACCTGGTATGGCACGCGCTGCCCTAGCGGCGTGACCAACTTTGGGCGTACCGATGCCTGCACTCCCTATCTGCCCAAGTCACAAGGTGGCCGCGGCGGTGAGTTGGTCTGGTATGCCGCAGTCGCCTCCTTCTCTTACTACGCCAAACCGTATACACTCCGCGTCTGTAGGAAGGACCAGCCGACTCGCTGTGTGACCGTCGTGGTCAGGGATGAGTGCGCCGGTCTGTGTAGGAGGGATCTCAAACGACCGTGGACAAGCAAGAGCCGAGCCATCGACCTAAGCCCAGCCGCGTTCTCTCAACTCGCGCCGCTCGGCAGAGGAGTGCTGGCGGTAACCATCAGGGAGTTACCAAAGAGCAGCGACAGTTTCAGCAAGCCTGTGCGGCGTGGTCTGTAAAGCTCGGCGTCAAACTCAACGCACTATTCAACCTGATGCCGCAGTTTGGTAAGAGCATTCACTGGGCGCGAGAGCGCTACTACGGCGGCACCTTCGTCACTGACGCTGACCTCTACTGGATCAATGATCGACTCAAAGACGAAACCGAGATCGACAGAGGCAAGAGACTGCACATCTACGCTGCGGCTGTTGATCTGATGTGCAAGGTGTGTGCAGGCGATGAGGAGAAGACTCCGACCTGCTGGGATCGCACCTGCCCACTCCGTCCAGTGTCGCCGCTTCCACTCAGGATCTACGAATGATGCGGTACGCTTTCTCGGCGACGGCGCGACCTTTTGGTGTGCTGCCGTCACTCGCCCTGCCGGTGGAGTCCTCCCATCGGCAGGGTCTAACCTGGGGCAGCGTAGACGCTTGCACGACCATCACGGCTATTGCCGGTCAGCAAGGAACGAGTGGTGCAACTCCACTCCTGCTCCACCACTACAGGAGGGCAAATGGCTAAGGCGCAGGACAAGTTCGTGGCACTGAGGGGATGGGTCTCCGACGCGCAGGTACTGCTTGGCGTTGACTCCTGGGAGATCACCATCGTTGAGGCTGCATCCGATGTAGACGCCTGGGCAGACATTGAAGCCCAGCCACAACAGCCAACCGCTGACCTTCGCGTCAGTCACGACTTCTGGGCACAGACTCCAGAGAAGCAGCGCCTCATCCTGACCCACGAGCTGCTGCACCTAGTGCTTGCTCGATATGCGCGTGTCACTGAGACGCTGGAGGAGTCACTCGGCAAGTTGGCGTGGGCTGTCCTAGAGCCACAATTGGAGGACGCAGAGGAGCGCGCTACCGAGCATCTCGCTCGGATCATCGCTCCCTACCTGAGCCTCCCTAACTTCCCCAAGGCGTGAAGCGCACCCAGCGCCCCTGCCTGACCTGTGGCGTACTCACCACGCACGGTGACCGCTGCAATGTCTGTGGACCTAGGAAGGCGACCGAGTGGGCGCGCAACCGTGGACCATCGCCCTATCGAACGACTGACTGGCGGAGGCTCTCGATCCAGAAGCGCAAAGAGGTTCCCTTCTGCGAACTGTGCGGCCAGAGGGATAACAACCCAAGCAACCCACTCACCGCCGACCATCTCGTTCCACTGGCTGAGGGTGGCGCGTTGATCGTGCCGACCTATATGCTGAGGACGCTATGCAGGACCTGTCACGGCAAGGTGACTAAGCACAAGTAGGAGGACTCAATGGCAAAGATCGTTATGGTTACAAACAACATCATCGCGCCAACCGGCTACGCCACCCAAGGGTTGCAGCTCGGACTGCGCGCACTCACGGCAGGTCACGACTTCAGCGTGGCTGCAAACTATGGCGCTCCAGTGAATATGGAGTCGCACGGCATCAAGATCTACGCAGAGGGTTTGCTGAAATACGCCAACGACTCAGGGCCAGAGAACATCGCGCTAGCAGCGCGAGAGCCTGGAGCCTTTGGGATGACCCTCTGCGATGTCTGGACGCTGGTTGCGGATGCGTGGCACGAGCTGCCTATCGTCGCCTGGGTGCCGGTTGATCACTCGCCTGTGCCACGCCGCGTGGCGGAGTGGTGCATCAAGGGTGGCAACAAGTACATCGTGGCGATGAGCAAGAACGGAGAGCGCCTCTTGCTTCAGGCTGGCGTACCACGAGATCGCCTGACCTACATCCCTCACACTATTGACCGCTCGATCTGGAATGTTGATGTGCAGCCAATGCGCGAGACGCTCCGAGTGCCAGAGGACGCGCACCTGACCATCATCACGGCGATGAACAAGGGGAAGCGCAAGTCGTTCCCTGAGATGCTCCACGCCTGGACGATGTTCTCCGTCTCTCGTGAAGATGCCTATCTCTACCTGCACACCGACAAGTGGGGCCATATGGACGGCATCAACCTGATCCCTCTGCTGAAGGCGCTTGGCGCTCCAGAGGACCGTATCCGCTGGGTCAACTCAATCCAGATGCGCGCTGGCGTACCGGCAGAGACACTGGCTCGACTCACGCGCTCTGCCGATGTGCTGCTCCTAGCCTCACGCTCAGAGGGCTTTGGGGTTCCTGTCATTGAGGCGCAGGCAGTCGGCACCCCTGTCATCGTTAGCAATCACACGGCGCAGCCAGAGCTAGTGCGTGACTACGGTCGCATCGTCAAGGGTCAGATGCACTGGGAGGACTTCCACGAGTCGTTCTCCATCATCCCTAATGTCGGTGAGATCTACCAAGCGCTAGAAGCCAACTACGCCGACACCAAGGCTGGCACGGTTGACCGAGCACGCCTAGCCGCAACGATGGACGAGTACGACGCAGACAAGGTCTACGCAGAGAAGTGGGAGCCGCTCTTTCAGTCCATCCAGTCAGGCAAGATCAGGCTCGGCGTACCAACGCCAGAGCCGCAGCCTGTGAACCGCGCAGCACGCCGAGCCAAGAAGTGATCCAACACCTCTGCAAGCCTGGAGACATCCGTGGGCTAGGCAAGCGCCGAGCCTGTGCTCGCGTCTTGTACTGCAATCAGTGCAAGCGCGACATCGTGCCGGATAGTCCAACCTGCGGAGAGTGCAGCTACTGCCGCCGCACACAAGACCGTAAGGCTGGCAAGCCGTATTGGGCTGGCAAGGACTGGGTACCTAATGCCGCTGTATGAGTTCAAGTGTCCGACCTGCGGCCGCATCGAGCAGCGACTGCAAGTTAGTTACGAACCAGTCCGACCGCGCTGCGAGTGTGGACCTTGGATGATCCTGCAACTGGTAGCCACGCCTGTCCACTTCAAGGGTGACGGCTTTGCCAAGCGTGATCGCTCTAGGGGAGGGCGGTCAAAATCCTAAAGCGTGAGCGTGGTACGGTAC